CAAAGGCGAATACTTCGCTCGACTGAAGTCCTTCGTCATAATAGCCTGGCTGTTGCCGCGTGGCATGTCTGATGATACTATCGTTATGGGCTTGTTGCTTTTCTGAGGGCATAGTTTCTTTAGAACCTACAATGAAAATCATTGTGGTACTTACAACGAGCAGGGTCAGGATTACGAGTAATGCTCGCCGTTCATGGTAATGGATATAAAAAAAATCCTTTAAAAACTTCATAGGCTTACGGATTTTAAGTCTATATGATTGTTTGGTCGGGATTACTGGACTGCATTGAGTCCATTTCCTTTCTATAACACATTGATAATCAAGATGCCATATCTGATATTTTATACATTAGGTTCCGATTTTTCGCTCTCTTATAAGGTGTAGCAACCGCCTATATACTAGTCGGTTGCAACATGGAATAAGAGAGGGGGAAATCTTTTTTTATCGCTGTACGAAGTTTTGTGTCAGAAGCTGTACCTGGTTCCGTAGCCAGGTAATCTGCTCTGCCTGTTGGTCGAGCATCACCTTCTGGTTATTAATGACTCCCATCAACACATCCGGACTGCTATTGATGTTGACAGTAGAATTGCTGATGTGATGCACATTTGTCTTCTCTGACTTTTTATCCTCATACTCTTCATCTGAAAGAAAGAAGTCACCAATTGGTACCTCAAAATATTCAGATAACCTTTCAAGGTAACGAGAGTCTATATAGGTTCGGTCCTTAAAATAAGCCATCGATATGTGAGAGCTTTGACCGAAGACAAAAGCCACCATTTCTCCGACGGCTTTGCGCTGCTCATCGAGCAGTCTTTTCACTAAATTTCCGTTAAACATACTACAAAATCTATAAATGTAAGTTAAATAATACCGCAAACAAAGGATTTTTTTCCTAAAATTGCGGTGTTTTCAATAATTCTTCTTATATTTGCCCACAAATTTAGCAATTTAATTCGAGATATGCAAGAAAATGAAGTTAAAAATGGAGCATTAACCATAGAAGGTTATTATGCGACTCTTTCCAAGAAGGAAAAGAGTCAGCTCATTCAGTTTCTCATGACAAAGTATGGTTTCTGCTACAATACTGTACAACAGAAGTTGACCGGCAGGACCAAGTTTAATCCAAGAGATCTCTTGGTAGTAAAAACAGTTATAGATCAAAGCTTATGGAAAAGCAAGTAGAATTTTTCGTGTCTCCACAAGGAGAAGTGTGTTTCTATGGCCATGATGGCAAGGTGCTCAGTTACGGTACTGAGCACCCGGATATCATTAACCACATGGCTGAGTTGATTAACCGACTTTACCCGGAGGCGTATAAGTACCTGGCAGACTTATACGCCAAGAGCAAGCCTAACAGACTCTATTACAGATTCCTCATTACAGAGCGTTTCATCCGTTGCAACCTGGGTTCCAACGATACACTTAGTTTCGATGTCGATGGTACCATTCTCCACCTGGAGAAGGTCAACTGTCCTCTCAGAGGTATATGCCCTAGGGAGAACATTGTCTGCAGCCCAAAGCAGAAGACTCCTTTCTTTCCAAAGGAACTAGAGGTAGCTAAGTTCTTTGCACAGGGCTATGTAGCCAGAGAGATAGCACAGAAATTAGGCAAATCCAAGAACACGGTGGCAGCACAGCTTCGCAAGATGACCAAGCGCCTAGGGCTGAAGTCAACAAGAGACATCATCAAGGTAGTTCATGAACTGAACCTATGATTTGCCATCGATGCTGCAACAAGCGCAACTGCATCAATGGCTCCTGGTGCAGTTGCTTTAAGATTTACGTGGAGTACAAATTTATTGTTCTATGCATATTTTATAAGAGACCAAAGTTATGAGGATTAGGATTAAGTTCTGGACAGACCGTGAGATTAGAGCGGCATTCGATAAACGGGGGGGCAAATATAAGGGCATCCTCCAACAGTTGATGATGGAGCGAGACTACGCTTTTCAGCGTCAGATTCGCTACTATGTCAATGTTGACATTGATAAGATCATGCGCAAATTATCTTAGTACTTTCTATTCTGAAAGTTCTTAGTTAATTTTGCAACAAAAGTATAAAGATATGATTAAACAAGAGATAGTAGATCGCATTATAAGTGATGTCTCCATTCTGGAAGTAGCCGAGAGTGAAGGCATTGACTTCAAATCCCATAAAGGCAACCGCCATTGGGCTTGTTGCCCGTTCCACAACGAGAATACTCCATCATTCTATGTGGACACAGGCACGAACTGCTGGCGATGCTTTGGCTCATGCCGCTCAGGCGGCAACGTCATCAGCCTCTACCGCAAGCTGAAGAATGGACTTCCTTTCCCGATTGCCTGCAAGGAACTCGCCAAGAAATATCTCAACGAGGAGATTGAGGACGAGTGGCGACCAAGCAAGGAGGAAGAGGAGAAGCAAAAGGAGCAGGAGTCCCTGCGCATAGCTCTCAGCTATGCGCAGAGCTACTTCACAGAGTGCATTCAGGAGGTCAATCCCGCTGCCATCAAGGCACGTGAGGCTGTTCGCAAGCGATGGGGCAAGGATGCCATCGGTACTTTTGGCATCGGTTATGCACCGGTAGAAGGCTTCATTGCCTGGGCCAAGCACAAAGGCTTGGACTTCGATATCCTGGAGCAGGTTGGTCTTATAGGCACTGGTGAACGTGGCATGTTTCCTATGCTGCGAGACCGCTATACTATACCTATCTATGACAAGATGAGCAGGGTCATAGGTTTCACGGCTCGCACCATGTCCGATAACAAGGATGTCTGCAAGTACCTCAACCTCAAGAACAGTCTCGTCTATCGCAAGGATACATCGGTTTTTGGCATCAACTTCGCACAGAAGGAGGCGCGTCAAAAAGATAAGTTCTATCTCGTTGAGGGTGCTCCAGATGTGCTCAAACTGCAGTCCATCGGCATTCTCAATACAGTAGCATCACTCGGTGGTTCGTGGACCGAAAACCAGCTGAAGCAACTCTACCGCATCAGCAAGAGAGTGACATTCATCCCCGATGCCGATGAACTTAAGTCTGGTAATGAGTTCCCTGCAGGTACAGCCAATGTCTTTGCCAATGGCCGAGCTGCATTGCAGGTCGGTTTCACGGTCAATGTCAGGGAGATACCGATAGATTATCCGGCTCCAAAGAAGGAGGATCCAGACTCGTGGATTATTGACAAGGGGCACTTCTCGCAGATGCGTGAGGAGGAGTTTGTCTTCTGGTACTGCCGCCGCAGATACTGGGCAAGTCCGGAGGATATAGAGGAATTGACTACCGAGGATAGACTGGAGGCTATCAGCGACATCTGCTCGCTGCTCATGATGATCAGGGATGAGGACTTGCAGAACAGCTACCTCAGCACACTGATCTCCACCTATAAGCACAGGAGGGAGTGGATGGACACACTGAAGCGTGCCAAAGTTGCTGAATTGTCTGAGAAGCAGGAGGCTGAGCGCAAGGGTGATGCCAGAATGCTCAGTGAGTTCGGCTTCACCGAACACGACAATTGCTATTGGGCATACAACAAGGAGGGCAGTGAGGTGCAGTGGTCGAACTTCAAGCTGAAGCCACTCTTCCACATCAGAGATGACTTTAACCCTGTCCGTCTCTTTGAAATCAAGAATAACAGTGATGAGCCAGCACGTCTCATCGAACTCAACATGGACGAGATTACCTCTTCCAGTTCGCTTCGCAAGCGTCTCTTCGGCATCGGTGACTATGTCTGGATGGCCCGTGATGAGCAACTTATCAAACTGCTCGGTTATCTGGGCAGGGTTACAGAGACCGCAGACCCTATCAAGCAGTTGGGTTGGCAGCGGGAGGGTTTCTACGCATTCTGTAACGGAGCCATCGAGGATGGTTCCTGGATGCCTATCGATGACATGGGCATCCTGCGCTTGACCGCAGGCAAGTTCTATCTTCCGGCAATGAGCAAGCTCAATAAAGACAGCCGCGAATTATATGTGAGTGAGAAGAAGTTCCGGCATGAGAAGATGGTTGACAACCCGACAAGTCAGTCAGACTTCTTTGCCAAGGTAGTGCAGGTTTTTGGCGACAACGCCAAGGTGGGGCTGTGCTTCTATGTCGCCACACTCTTCCGGGACATCGTCATCAGCAAGAGTCGTTCCTTTCCGCTCCTCAATGCATTTGGCCCGAAGGGATGCGGTAAGACAGAATTCGCTGCGACGTTGATGAATTTCTTCTATAAATATGAAACCAAGTATGAGCCGTTGTCTATCACCAACGCATCCATGCCCGCACTCTCCGACTATGTCGGAGGAGTTAGCGACGCTCTGGTACACATCGATGAGTACAAGAACTCCATCACACAGAATAAGGTTGAGTGGCTCAAGGACTTGTGGAATGGTATAGGTCGCACCAAAATGAACATGGACAAAGATAAGAAGCTCGTGCAGGCCAAGGTTGACTCAGGCATCATCCTCACTGGGCAGGAGATGCCTACTGCAGATATCGCCCTCTTCAGCCGACTCATCTATCTCACCTTCGACAAGGGTGAGCATACACGTGAGGAGAAGCAGAACTTCGAGGAACTAGAACGCATGCGCCAGATAGGTGCAACCCACATCACCCTTCAGCTGCTGAAGCATAGGGAGCAGTTTCAGTCCTGCATCGGCAATGCCTGGAAACAGGCATCTGATGATTTGGAGGAGCGTTTGGATGGTGAGAGTATCCTGGACCGCATCATGACTAACTGGAAGGTGCCGTTGGCTGCTTTCCTGGCCATCCGTGATTACATCGACTTTCCTTTCACCTACGAAGACCTGTTGGGAGTTATTGTCAAGGGAGTCAAGACACAGAACAGCATGTGCAACACCACCGATGAAGTGGCTGGCTTCTGGAACATTGTCAATGCGGCTGTCCAGATGGGCGAGCTGAAGAAGGACCAGGACTTCAAAATCAAGACCTGCGGCACTTTGGCAACAAACAAACTCAAGATTGATAACTGGGCGATGCCTAAAAGCATCCTGATGATTCGCAAGGACATCACCATGGCGGTTTACCGCAAACTGGGCCGTCAGATGGATGAGAGCCTCCTTCCTAAGGAGTCTCTGTTGCACTACCTTCAGATAGGTGCCGACTTCTATGGTGCGACCAAGAACCCGGAGCGATTTGTCAAGTTCGCACCTAACGGTTTGCCGGAGACAGTCGAGAAGACAGATGCCAATGGCAACATCACTGGCCGTCAAAAGATATATTATAAGGATAGACCACTCTGTTTTGATTATATTATGGTGTCAAACAGATATGGCATCGACCTTGATACAGAGATTGATGGTGAGCAGGCACAGACCAAGGATCCCATGGCCATGACAGATGCTGAGCTGAAGGCCAATGGCATGCAGTCTTTGCCCTTATAGTATGGATAAGTTTTTTGTTTAGTTCATATCGATAGCAGCCTCTAGGGGAACGTGGTTCCTCTGGGGGCTTTTTTGTGTCTATAGGGGAGTGTGCCGAGAAGGTCACTGAGTTTTCACCGACATCACACACACGACTTAAAATCCATGTGGCATTTGTGGCAATTGTGGCAACGCTGATATTCAGAGAGTTAAGAGCATATATGCTTGTGGCAATTTTGTGGCAATTTGTGGCAACGAGAAGAGAAGTGTGGCAAAGGTTGTGGCAATGTGGCAATTCTATTATATATTTGTGTCAATAAGAAAAGACTTATAATATTGATAATCAGGCAGTTAATATTTTTGCCACAATTGCCACAACTGAATTGCCACAAAATGGGTTCCTTAAATTTTAAATGCAACTTTTTCCCTAAAAACAAGGAATTTTGGCATGAAAAAGACAACTTTCCCTATAAACATAGGAATATCTCGATTATTTTTCCTAACTTTGCGGTGTTTTTAATTACAGAAATATGAGCAAATTCGTAGTTTATGTCGAGGTCGAGCCATACCTGAAACAATGGCTCACCCATTCTTTCGGCGACCCCGTGGAGTTTCCGGTCAACAGCAACGAGAATGCTGTTCTGCGTCGGTTCATCACGAAGCGCCCAATCAACAACCAACCTGAGAAACCTGGTGAGCGAGATGTAGCCATCTGCATACCATACTCCAAGGCCAAGAACCCGGAGACCTATAACTTTTTCAACGGTCATGCCAAGCAGGCACTCACCGAGAGCATCAATGACCTCTTCCGTCTAAACATGTGGTCCGACCTCGGAGACCTCAATGACATGTCGTGCAAGAAGATGTCTGCCTTCCGTTCTTGGTGCGTGCAGCAAGGCATCGATATAGAATATGCAGAGACTATCCGAATGAAGTGGTATCGCATGCGCAAGGCCTATCAGGCGAAGGGCATCAATCTTTTTAATGTTAAAAGATGCCAAAAAGACGATTTTTCTTAAATAATTCTCATCTACTCTAGCCCTGTTTTTGTTCAACACCGAACAGGTGCGAACAGATGCGAACAGATGCGAAATATTTCACAGCTTATGAAAAGACTCAGTTATATCTGTCAAGTGCAGCGCATACCAGTCAGTGATTTGCCTTTTGATACACTTTTGGGCAATCTCACATTTGACATTCCGGGGAGCTATGATTGGCCAGTCGTTAAGTGCCATCACCCTGCCAAACTCGAAATAACAGACAAGATTGAGGATGGTGTGCGGTTTTACACCCATAAACTCACCTTCCGTACATGTCGCGAAGACCTGGACATGAGGGGCATCTACGCCTATCTGGTCACCACCATCGAAGGCAAGCGCTATCTCATCGGCAACGGGGAACGTCCATATCCTATTATAAATATGTCAGACGTTCACCCCGATTCTCTTGCATCTTCAGCCATGGTCGAATACACGGTTCAGTGGGGGAGCACCAGAAAAGCACCGTTGATAGCCTGATTTACGTATTTTTCAGTTGGCAATTGCCATATTATCTTTGCATCAAAAAAGATAAGCGCATGAAATACGGAATGATGATATGCGGTACAATCGGAGCCGGCTACGACTGGTGGTCTGGCACCTACGGTACACGTTCCAAGGATGTCAAGGCCTACCTTGACGCTCACCCTGACGAGGAGGTGGACATTGCCGTCTCCTCGCCGGGTGGTTATGTTGATGAGGGCTTGACCATCTATCAACTTATCAAGGACCATGGACATGTCAACGTCCACATTATGGGCATGACCGCTTCCATCGCTACAGTCTTGTGCATGGGTGCCAAACATGTAGACATGTCAGTCGGCAGCACCATGCTCATTCACAATGCCTCCACAGGAGTCACGGTATGGGAGTCTGCCAACAAAGAGAAGCTTGACGAAATCATCAAACTCTGGCAGAAGCAGCGCAACGACCTCGACACCATTGACAAGGTCATCGCTTCCGTCTATGCCAAGCGATCGGGCAAGTCCAGCGACGAGATGCTGAAGCAGATGGGCAAGGAGAATTGGTTGAGTCCGGAGCAAGCTTTAGAGTTGGGCCTCGTAGATGAGGTCAGAGACCTTGATGACGAAGACAAAACGCGTCAGACCAATCTCTCCAAGCGCTTCACCAACGCTTTCTGCTCCAACATGGGTTTGCCGCCATTGACGGGAGCGACCGCTGATGAGCCATCCAAAACATTTCTCGAGAAGGTTGCCGCCTCTCTCAGGGATATGTTCAAGAATAATTCACAAATATCAAACATGAAGAAGAAATTCCTCAATCTTCAGACCCTCCTCAATCGCAAGGAGGATTTTGAGGTTAATGATGAGAAGATTACTCTCACCGATGCAGAGATGCAGAAAATCGAGGATGCTCTTGCCCAGAAACAGAAGGACTTGGATGACAAGTCTGCTGAGCTCGACAAAGCCAGCCAGGAGGTCAAGGACCTGAAGGCGAAGGTTGAGCAGAAGGACAAGGATATCCAGGACAAGGATAAGGAGATCAAGGATCTCAAGGGCGCACCGGGTTCTGATACCCATGATGACGTCACACCGGAGGTTGACAACGTTGACGATGGTGAAATATTCAAAGCTTTGAAGCAGATCTTTTAAAAATGGCAGCTTTAGACAATACAATTGAAATTACTCCTGATGTACTGAAGACCAGCTTCGCGAAGTACCGCAAGGACATCATTAAGATGCCGGTACGCGCTCTTGACGAGGCTGCAAAATTCATGAGCCGACGCGTGGGCGTTCGTGGCAAGGAGACTGTCGGAGAGCTCGCAGGCGACATGGAGCTCGGGCCATACTCTCTTACTCGCAAGGATGAGAATGGCGTTACCATCACAGGCCGTACCCTGGAGACATTCCTTGGTTCATGCGTCAAGCCTTTTGAGCCAAATAATGTTCGTGAGTCTATCTATGGCTCCAACGTATTCCAGGGCGATGCGCTCAAAAACCAGCCAATCACCAAACTGATTGGAATGTTCCTGGCAGGCAAGATAGGTGAGGCACTCTTCAAGAACCTCTTCACCATGAAGCGTAACCCAGCTGGCTCTGGTACCGCAGACCTCGCTGATGGTTTCAAGACCATCTCCGATGCAGACATCAAGGCCAAGGCGATTTCAGTAGAGAAGGGCAACCTCTTCAATACAACCGCGATGACTGGTGTCAACGCTGTCGATGCTATCGAAGGATTCTATGATGCTGCCGATGAAAAATTGAAAGGCATCAGTACATACATGTTCATGAACAGCCATGAACTCACGCTCTACCGCCGCTGTTATCGAGACAAGTACGGCACGGTCAATTGGAACAATGAGTTCAACCACAACAAGTTGGATGGAGCCAGCAACTGCACCCTTGTGGGTCTTGACAACGTTCCTGCGGGCTACAAGATCATCACTCCAGGAAGCAACATGCTCATCGGTTTGGCCGCCGAGGGCGACAAGGCGAACTTTGGCGTAGAGAAATCTCTTGACTCTCACTTCCTGGTTGACTTCGTGGCAACCATGTACTTCGGTACTCAGTTCGAGTCGATCTCGAAGGAACGCATCCTCTTCGGATACGACACTATCCCTGCAGAGTAAGGGATAGCTGTCCATGGTTATACATTATATTATATATTGATATATGGCAACAAAGAAAACATGTGCTTCTACCGCAGACCTTTATGAGGATGTGTTGAAGTGTCCTGGTGAGAAGAGACTGCCTGGTACCAGAGCGTACGGCTTCTGGATTCCACGACGTTACATCACCAAGTTTGCAGAGCCACAGAAGGAAACAGCTACCTCACTCAAGGATTATCTCGTAATCAAGGATAGCCACACGATTCAGGCAGACAAGGTCTGGATTAAGATAGCCTTAATCTCAGACAAGAGTTCCTTCTCGCCAGAGTCACAGGGTGAACAGGGTTGCAAAACCATGAATAATAAGGCTACACTCGTCATTCCTGGTACTGAAGAGGAGGCGTCTGCCTTGTCATCACTGCTTCTCAATGAGGATGGCATCTTTATGCTGCCCGAGCGCAACGGAAAGCTTCGCCAGTTTGGTGACGAGACCTTCGAGGTCAACGTGACACCTTCACAGTCTTCTGGTGCAGGCATCGCAGACGAGACCAACACCACACTGGAGATCTCTGTCAACTGCGAGACCATGCCTCCATTCTATTATGGTACCCTCACAACTGCTGAAGGAACCATCAGCGGCAAGGATTGCAAGCCAGTGACGGTAGAACCTTCAGGCAAGGGCGAACAGCATTAACACAGGGTACTTTATTTCCAGAATAACTACAATCGGTGGCGGGGCGATGCTTACATGAGCTCGCCTCGCCATTTTAATTTTCTCATTTTTATGAATGATCCGAAATTCACTGAAAAGTTGAAGAAGTGGTTTGATTGCGAGCATACCGATGCCAACATCAGGGAGGGAGCGCTGCTCCTCCTTCAGATGAATAACAACCGCCACCTCTACCAGCTCATCAACTTTGACCCTCATGGCAAACTCGAGTTGCTTAAATATGAGCTGCAGAAGCATCTCAACTATCGCATCGAAGGCATGACCATCGATGATGTCCGAAACTATGACAAGGCAGTCACGCCAGTTCTTCAGACTGCGGTTGACAAGACATCAGAAGCAGACAAGATTGCAGAGCAGCTAGCTCCTCATCTTCCGGTCGTGGAGTCGGAAAACATCGATTCCATCGTGCCTTCTGCCATCGTAGCCAAGGGCAAACGAGCAGATCATGACCAGTTGCCTGATAACATCCAGGCTATCTGGGATAACAACTGCGCTCTGTGGAAGAAAATCAAGGAACACTTTGAGGCTTGCAAGGCTTACGACATGTCATGTGACAGATACGAGGGCTTGCATGCTGCTGACGAAGACTTCAAACGTATGCTCCTTACACTCAAGGAGGAGTACTATGCATACAAGCAGGCCATGGACGTCTACGACCATGCCAAGCCGGGTGATGACGAGAAGCAGCCAGCGGAGGAGCAGCCAGAAGCAGCCATCACCTCCAAGCAGATTGGCAATGCCCGATCCTACATCACCAAGAACCTTGACCAGCTTATTGGCTTGACGGAGGCTGGCAACACAGACAAAGCTGACGCCTTGCGAGCAAAGGTCAATGAGCGTGTGCAACTCCTCATTACTGCCAGGGCAGAGATAACCGCTGATACCATCGCCAAGCTTCAGCAGGCTGGCATCACCATTGAGCAGCAAGCTTCAGCCGATGGCGAGGAACAGTCAGAGAGTGCAGAAGAGGAGGTTACAGATGAGGGCGAAGCAGATACAGCAAGTCCTGAAGCCGCTTCAGCAGAGTAGCTCGCAGGTCTTCCTTGGCCAAGGTCTTCACACCCTTGGGCTGTTGGGGTGGATTCTGGAGCAGACAGGTGCAGCGCACATTGCCGTCACCACCTTCTCCACATCTGATGCCTTCCTCTGTGGAGTCATCAACCTTCGCAAGCGAGGGTTGATTAACTCCTCAGTGTTAGTGGCAGACATTAAAGCTTCAAGTAAAACTTTAAAGCTAAGTCGCTTGATGACAGAGGCTTTTGACTCTGTTAGGCTGACGCTCAACCACTCCAAGGTCATGCTCGTTGCTAACAACGAGTGGTTAGTCTCCGTGATAACATCTCAGAATCAGACTTATGGTGACCGTGCAGAGTGCACGTTCATCACGACTGACAGAGATGTCTATCTCAATCTCAATAACATGCTCAATAATTTGCTGGATGATACGACAACAATTTCCCTATCTGGAAGAGAGTGAACTTTACCTGCAGACGGTCTATGACCTGGCAAAGACCATGACACCGGTCGAAGAGGTGCCCATCATGATGGAACTGTCTCCCGACGAGGCCATGGCCATGCAGTTGGAGCTGCAGGAGCCGCGCTCACCCTATCGACACCGCTACCTCAAAGGTTTAGCGGAGACCGCTAACGAGCTGCGCATCAATAATATCGCACTCGCCAAGGTAGGTTCTCCCGGAGCCTACCAGTCCATCATGTCGCAACTCTCGCAGATTATGGCTAACCTCAGTTAGATATGAGTCTACCAGTCAACATTGATGACTACATGAAGTACATGCCTCTCAACGAGGATGAGCTTCAGGAACTTCATATCTCCGCCATCGTCAAGGCGAGAGTGGAGCGGCTGCGTGGCTGCTACGCCTTCTGGCTGCGCTATCCACGCTTTACCGTCAGGGAGATGGTTGATCAGGACAAGGCCATGTTCGGCGTCTGCGAGACCCAGGCATACGATGATATTCATCTCTGCCAGGTCATGCTCGGCAACCTCAACGCCGCCTCAAAGGAGTTCTGGCGATGGAAGGTCAACCAGGAGATAGACGAGGACCGCAAGGCTGCCAAGGCTGCTGGGGATTTCCGTGCGCTTGCCGTGATGCAGAAAAACCGCATCAAGAATAACCGAACCGACACGCCTGATGAGCCGGAACTTGCCTTCGACAAGATTGTACCAGTCGAGTTCCGCATGACGGATGATCCGTCAGTAATCGGTTTGCAGAAGATTCCAAATCTTCGTGCGAAAATCAAGAAAATGGAGAAGCGCTACTCGATGCCGGACATCGAGGATGCCGACTTCGAAGAACTTCCGCCAGATGATGACAGCAAGACCTAAGGAGTTATTTTTCAATGACGAGCAGTCGCGCGTCCTTCAGCTCATGCCTAAGACGCTGGTCTGCGAGTGGGGGCGAGGCACCGGTAAGGGTGTGGTCGAAGCTGGCCGCATCCTCTATGCCGTGCAGCACATGCCGGGTTCGTGTCTCGGCATGGTGGCTCCGTCGGTCAAACGATGCCAGACTAACATCCTTCCTTCAGCTCTGGTTCACCTGGAGGAGTGGGGGTACAAGCGAGATGTTCACTACATAGTGGGCAAAAAACCATGGAAGGCGCTGCATTGGCAGGAACCACACTTCCAGCCCATGAACTGGGAAAATACCGTAGCCTTCTATAATGGCAGCTACCTCAACATCATCTCTCAGGACCGCAGCGGTACCTCCAACTCCCTCTCACTCGACCATGTTTTTATCGACGAGGCGAAGTTTATCGACTGGGAGCAGCTTAACAATGAGACGCTCCCTGCCAATCGAGGCAACAAGCAGCTGTTCGGTGACTGCTGCCTCCACCATGGTCTGACCATTACTTCAGATACTTCAGCAACAAAGAAAGGTTCCTGGTTCATGTCCTGGGAGAAGAAGATGGATAAGGAGCTGATTGCTACTCTCGAGACGGTACTGGTGCATCTGCATAGCATCCGAAACAAGCTGGCTGCTCACCCAGAGCGGTACGATTACTACATGTCGCAGGTGCAGAAATACGAGAAGGTTCTGCACTCCCTCCGCTCCTATGCCCTGGTGTATTCCAGGTGCTCGAGCATTCAGAACCTCGCAGTTCTGGGCGAGGACTTCATCAGACAGATGAAGCGAGACCTGCCAAAGATGACCTTCCTCACGAGCATCATGTGCCAACATGTAGGCATCGCACAGGATGGTTTCTACTCCGGGCTTGATGAGGATCGCAACTTCTATACGGCACCGAACACCAGGTTCCTCAATGACCTGCAGTATAAGTTCGACCCTAAGCACGACAAGCCGGACTGCCGCATGGATGGCGACCTGGAGGACGGTTTACCGCTGATCATCGGTTCAGATGCCAACAACAACATCAACTGTCTCGTTGTCGGGCAGGTGGGTTCCGATACCAAGCTGCGCATCGTCAACTCATTCTATGTGAAGTATGACAAGAAGTTGCCTGAGCTGGCTCAGGACTTCTGCGATTATTACAAGTATCTCAAGAACAAGCGAGTCATCTTCTACTACGATGCCACCTTTGTTGGCAACTCCTATGCGACCCACAACGATAAGTTCTACCAGATTATCACCAAGGTGCTCCGACGCAATGGATGGCTCGTTACGGAGGTTTACATCGGCAAGCCGATGAACCATCTTGAGAAGCAGTTGCTCATCGACCGCATGTTCAAGGGTCATGCGCGCCACATGGTCCTCATCAACCAGGACAACAACGAGGATCTGATCATCTCCATCGAGAGTGCCGGCTGTTATAACAACGGCAAAGATAAGCGAGGCGAAAAACTCGTGGAGACAGACGAGGACAGGCTGGAGAACCGCACCGACTTTTCCGATGCCTTCGATACCGTCTGCATTGGCGTGGACAAGTTCCCTCAGACCGTCCTCTACACGGGAGGCATGAGCAACTATTACCCTCGATAGACTATTTCGTTCTTTTAATTTATAAGTTTTAAGTTTTTATTTTATGTTTTCTTAGGCTGCTGGCTCGTGAGAGTTGGCGGCCTTTTTTTGTGTTTTTCAATCTTGCTGCAGAAGCGGTATCGCCTTTTGGGCGATGGTTGTTTGATGCTGTTCCGTACATTTTTTATTGCATTCTCCGCCGCCCGTCATGTGTTCCCACCCGAAATTTCCTGTGCAAAGTTAGCTGCTGGCGATTCAAACTTGTGTATGAACCTGGGTTAACAAAAGCCAAAGGTTCTTCACGTTTCACTAAACCTTTACCTTTTGTTAACACAGAACCCCACACCTGTTTGCCTCTGCCAGCGCATTTTGAAGCACAGGAAAAATCGAAAGGGCACACCGAGCTTTGAACGGAATGCAATTAAAAAAAATACTCCACAGCAGGAGTGGGAAAAATCTCTGGACTCCCAAACATTACCAGAATACAATTTTCAAACTTTATAAATTTTTTCGATATGAGACAGAATTATTTCTTTGAGTACGTTCCAAACGCTTATCTCAACCTTTGCGTTGACAAGGCACAGCAGTTGGCAAACAACCGCTTCATCTACGACTTCAAGGCAGGCAAGCCAGCTGCAACACGCTTTTGCGCTGAGTTGTTAATCAGCTATCTGACAAGGCAGTATAGCACCATATTAAAGGACTTTGTGGTCGTTTTTGCCCCGACAAGTGCACAATGGAAGTACAACAAGCGATTCGGCTATCTCGCTGCCCTTTTGAATGCAGCAGGCATCGCAACCGCAAATGAGCACGTGAGCATCTACGGCGAGCGCAAGCCTACCCACAACGGAGGTAGCCACTTCGTCAACGAGTCACTTTTTCATGTCAGCATCAATGCTGACTTCTTCAAGGGCAAGAACGTGATTCTATTTGACGACCTCTTGACTAGCGGAAAGACTATCGAAAGCTTCAAGAAGCAGTTAGAAGCGGCAGGTGCTTACGTGGAGCGTGAAATCTTCGTAGGTCGAACAATTCACCACTGCCCAATCAGCAACCGAGGTATCTTGCAGGAGATGGAAGAAGGATTCTATGAAGCCGTAGCACGTTCAAAGAGATGTTTCCCGCAGGGAGTAAAAATCAATAAGTTCAACCATATAAACAATGTAGCGTAATGAAGAAGTATAGTAATATTCTAGCAGACGAGCGTCCGGAGTTCAAGGCGGCTAACTACGGATTCGATACTCTCAGTAACACAGAGTTGTTATCCATGATTATCAATCGAGGAGCCGGAACCACCGAAAGCCTAAGCCAGGCTAGGCAACTGATGAACATGGCAGACAATAACCTCAGTAACCTTGCAAAGTTATCCATTGACGAAATGCAGGTAGTGCAGGGGATAGGCGACTGCAAGGCGTTGGCAGTACTCGCAGCCATCGAGCTAGGCAAGCGCAGAGCACTAGAGCGCATGCCGACAAAGCCAGACCTAGGAAGCAGTCTAGCCATCTACAACTACATGCTTCCGCAGATGGCAGACCTCAAGGTGGAGCAGGCACACGCCATCTTTATGAACCAAAATTTCAGACTCATTAAAAGCGTGAAGCTGAGCCAGGGAGGGATAACGGAGACTTCCGTGGATATACGTATCCTCATGAGGGAGGCAGTTATGAGCGGCGCAACTATCATGGCATTCGTGCACAATCACCCATCGGGCAACACGCAGCCAAGCAAGGCGGACGATATGCTGACCCAGCAGATAGCCAAGGCTAGCCAAATCATGCGCATCTTCTTCATGGACCACGTCATCATCACAGACGGAAGTTTCTACAGCTATCACGACAAGGGCAGACTATAGGCACCATGGGCAACGTGATGGGAACACGTTGCCCTTTCACTTGCTTGCAAACTTGCTGATAACCGCGGATGAAGGAAGGGGATAGAGATAGCGAGAGCGATGGCAATTCGGGGCAGCAGTCGGGGATAGGGGCAATTGCCACAAGAAAAATCCCTTACATATACCGCTCCAGTCAGCCGTGGCAATTGCCTCCGAGCGTAGGGCGGTGGGGGCTATGCTTACAGCAAGGCACGCCCTTTTTTGCTTCAACTTTCTAAAAATCCATGATTTTCAGCAAGTTGGCAAAAATGACCGTGGAAAATTTGTGCATAATGCCCAAATTTTGCAATCAATTGCCATTGATTGCCCGCTCGAAAACGGCTACTTATGCCAATTTCCATGAAATTGCCACAAGAAACGAGCCGTTTTCGAGCGAACCCCTACATTGCATTTCGGGGTAAAAGAGGTAATAACATTGTTTGACATCATTCAAGAATGATGAGAAAAAGAGGTAAAAACCGTGTTTGATGGGGGTGAAATGTTAAATCTTAGTTAATATAACAAAAATGTTACCTAAATATTTGGTTATATATAACTTTTTTGTTACCTTTGCATCGTCGAAATGACAAAGAGTTCATTGATTTTATGAAAACAAAAGATTTGATTAAGAGACTGAGAGATGCGGGATGCGTCCTGTCTCGACATGGTGGAAATCACGATAAGTGGACTAATCCTAAAACGGGTAAGTCGCAGTTCGTGCCAAGACATAGTGGTGAGGTTCCTACGGGACTTGCCAATAACATCTTGAGAGACTTGGTTGGGGCTTAGCCCCAACCTTCCACCCTTAAATCCTTTTGTGTTTTGTGAGGGATATGGACTCTTTTTTATAAGGTAACTATATAAATAATATATTAATATGAAGGTACAGATTATAGTGGAGCAGGCATCTGATGGCAAGTTTTGGTGCTATACAGAGCAGGGCATCGGAAATGTTGGTCTGAGTGCCATGGGTGACTCTGTGGCAGCTGCAAAAGCTGACTTGATGGAATGCTGCGAGGAAGCAAGGCAGGATGCTGAGGAGAATGGCAAGGCGTTCCCCGAGGTGGAGTTTGAATATAAGTACGACCTTCAGTCGTTCTTCAATTACTTCTCTTTCCTCAACGTCTCGGACATCGCAAAAAGAGCGGGCATCAATCCATCGCTCATGCGACAATATAGCCGTGGCATCAAAAAAGCTGGAGAGAAGACTTACGAGCGTCTCACGGCATGTATGGCTGGCATTACTAAGGATTTACAGGCAGCCGTGTTCTGACATTGGCTGTGTTTTCATAAAAGAATAAAATGAACTCTTTAAGCCCCTGGTGCGTGACGCATCGGGGGCTTTTTCGTCTCCAAATGTTAAAAATGAGTTAAACATAAAAGAAAGTTTATGTTTTATTTGGTTATTAAAGGAATTTTATGTACCTTTGCATCGTGATTAGATAACAAGATGTTTAACAATTAAATTTTAAGCGCATGACACAAAAAGAGTTAGAGCAAGAAATTAAAAGAAAGGAAGACGAAATCAAGGCTCTTCTTGAACTGAAAGACTTGGTTTTCGATTATGAGAGACAGATTGATTTGAGACTCGCAGACCTTTCTAAGCTTTACAAGCAAAGAAAAAACTAAAAAAGTCCTCCCCTACGGGGGAGGTTCTTTGAACAATATAAATATAAGAATATGGAGAATATTAAAGAATTAATGGCAGAGTACATGGCATTGGCTAGCAAGCAGGATGCCAAGAGCAAAGAGCGCAGAGACGAGATTCATCGCTATCTCAGCGCAAATGCTACGGAGGAGGATAAGAAATATATTAGTGAGGTGGTTGTAGATAGAGTAGCAAACTTGAAACTGGAGGTTGCCACTTTGCGTGAGCAGCTTGCAGAGGCAGATTACAAATTGCTTCCACTTCGATACATCGCACAGAAATACTTCGGTAAAAGCGCTGCATGGCTCTCTCAGCGTCTCAATGGGTCAGAGGTTCGTGGTCATGTTTACACGCTCAATTCCGAGCAGAAAGATATTTTCAATCGTGCCGTCCAGGAGATTGGACAACGCATTAGCGCTTTGCAGTTAGCATAGGGTTATCTATTCACACACCGTCCCCGACACGATTCCGTGCCGGGGACTTCATTTAAGCAGTTTTTGACATGAGAATTATTAAACTAAACGATGATGAGTGGAGCCACTCCAGTGATGACGGCAGTGGATACTCAAATGAGGGACATTTTCAAAACAAGAAGAATATGAATGAGAATAAGATTATAGACTACATATTGGGACTGTTCACCAAAAACGAAATGAGCAAAGATGATATTCATTGGACTATCAATGAGAAGTTTGATTATGACAATGAACCATTGCTGATATTGAACAGACTGATAAGAGAAGGACTCATCCTCGAAATGGGAGAAGCATACTATAGCCTTACCAGTGAAGGACGGAAGGCCAAAAACGGATACGCGAAATATGTAAGGAACCGAAAATTCTGGCAATACATCGACAAGGCCAACAAGGTTTCTACCCTTGTAAAGTTCCTCTATGGTGCAGGAGGCTTCATTGCTGGATGGCTGGCCAAGGCCTTAGCAAATGTTCTTGGCATGTAGCAGGGCTACCAGCAGAAACAGGCATACCAGGATAAGAACCAGGATACCTAGTATGCTTTTTACAGCATATCCCAACCCGCCATTTTTATGATAGTCGTGCCAGATGGGGCTGAATGCATCCAACAGGGAGCGCTGCTGCTTCTCGAGTATCTCTACTCGCTTCAAGAGATCTTTTTCTTCCATACCTTATATATTATTCTATTAAAAATGAAAAACGATGCAAATATACGGAATTTTCACGGAAAATCAAGGAAAATACGTGAAAAATCGAGGAAAATGCACGGAAAATCGGGGAATTTCCGAGGAATCCATTCCTCGAAGTGGCAGAACCGAAGGGAGATCCTGCGGTCGTTTCCGGTCGATTTCGCTCGTAATTCGCTCGTAATTCGCTCGTTTTTGCGGTCATGTGCGGTCGTTTTCGGTCGTTTTCGCGGTCATTCCTGGATATGGTTCCGATTTCTTTCCGTTTTCATTCCTTTTCATTCCTTTTCATTCCTCAACCCCATGTTTTTATGCTCTAAAACATAAAAAAGTCATTTTATTTAAAATTTCCAGCATTTTTATTTGGCGGTTCCAAATTTTCTTCGTACTTTTGCCAACGGTTACAAGAAGATAGTAGTCTATCCGGCAGGGCGACCGTTTCGCCTATGGCTTCTAGCCGCAGGATTTTTTTATGCCTAGGAAAATCTTTTTTCTAACTGGGAAAATAATTTTTTCCAACTGGAAAAATAGATATGCCCAATACATGGCGGCTGCATGAACCGTAAGATTTGATTTGTCCTCTCGGATAAGCCATCATCTTGTAACCAACGGGGAATGCAGCCGCCACCCTTTTGTACAATCGGCTGTTAATGGTTACAAGATGATGCAATATGCAGAATTCTATTTTATTAAGTGATGCGCAGGTGAGACCTGCAGGCATCAGCGTTGAGGAGGGTATCAATACCCTCAAGTGTGAAATCAAGAAACTCGCCAAGACCAAGAGTGAGACCTTCAGCTGTCTCTGCGGGGAGACCGTAACCTATGGAGAGGTTGTGCTCACCATGGTTGGTTTCGCAGCTGTGATGGCGATGGTCATGATTGGTGGTTTCATTTTCGGAGGGGAGGTAGCATAATGGTAAGCAGAATGACTACAGAGCTGTTTCATGCTCAGCTGGAGGAGAACATCGTGAGAGCTGCTGACGAGCGCAAGCGCCATCAGGCAGAGCTGCAGGCTATCAGCCGGAATTACGAGGAGACGTTGGGTAATATTGAACGCATGGAGGATGAAGCAGGGGAAAGCTACCGCTGTGCCCGTAATGCTTTCGAGAAGGCCAAAAATGAATATCAGGAAGAACTCCGTAATTGCAGAAAGCTTCGCAATGAGGCAGGATTTCGCAGAGACAAGGCGAAGGTCGAGGAGACTAATCTTTGGACACTCAACAACAATACCATCCAGAGCGACCGCCACAACATCTTTGAGAGATACCGAGAAGCGGGGGGGGTACTTTCGGGAGCAGAAGAAGGACTCCTGCACCCAGGCTGGAAAAAAGACAAGAAAGGAGGAGTGAGTGATGAAGAAAAGTAGAAACCGCAGAAGACGCACAGTAAAGCTGACTACCAAGGACATCAGCAAGTGCAAATACTTCATAAATATTGGCAAAAAAATGAACGCCCATAAGGTGGAACTCAAATTTCAGAGAAACTACAATACAATGGGTTCTGTTGTTTTCATCGATGATGCGTCACACAAGCAGACTGTTATCCGATGGCATGATCATCGCTACTATGCTCTTCGATTTGGAGCTAAAGAGGCTAAGCCATTCAATATGACTCTGGCCAAGTGGAAAACCATAAACAACGATTAGGCATGAAAAAGAATAAGAAGAAAGTCAAGAGAGACGTTCTCTTGCTATATTTCCGCCGCCGTCGCATTCGCGCTGCGCTCGAAAGACGCTGGTGGGAGCTTGATATCAAGCGTAAGGAGCTATACAAGCTCGTGGAGTACGCCAAGATTCAGTCAAGATACTGTGTTAATCAAGACTGCCACCGCATTGTCGGCAGATACCTCAGAGAACTTGAGCGAGAGGAGATCCGTGTTACCAGACTTCAGACCAAATACGACCTTTGGGCATCCCGTCTGGGCTACTGGGTTGACCTCTATGAGACGGCATTGTACCGCCTGCACCCTGGAGACAGTATTTAAGTTTCACCCTTTAAAAAAAGAATATTATGCCAAGAAATACAGATTATTTCGACAGCGAGCAGTTTGAGCAGGATCTGCTCAACGCTTACTTCCACTTCCGCTGCAACCTCCCTATGAAGGATGCAGACACCGGTCTCGACTACAAGAAGAGTTTCAAGACCACCCAGGATATCGCCACGGAACTTGATGACATGGGCGGTGTCAGTATAGGAGCCATCAACCAGTACCTGCAGGCGCATGACTACCAGGTAGCCACGCAGCCAGACGGCACCGTGGCATGGGCAATGTGGGAGAGAGTTGTCAAGCCGGATAGCCTGGTTTAAGTTAAAAACTCATATAAATTTCAAGTACTACCATGTATTATGAATAGTTTTTCGTACCTTTGCAGCACGAAAAATTTTACAAAGTTTTGAAAAGCTTTGAAGCGGCTGGCCGCCCGTGAGGGTAGTCAGCCGTATTTTTATTTTTATCCCCTCCATATTATCTTTGCATCAAAAAAGATAATATATGACCATCACATCACTTCCGTCGGGCAGCTTCTTCCTTGAGAACCTCCCCGACATCGATATTCTCACGGCCAAGACGCGCCTGCTCGTCACCATCAAGATAGGTGATGATACCATCTACGATGAGTATCTTTATCCTGCCGATGGAGAGGTCAGAGTGAGCGACCTTGCCGACATCTTCCGTCCCTATGCACGCCGGAGGCTGGCAGTCACAGCCACCATCACCATCGCCGAGGAGCAGGTTCCGGACTCCGGAGACACCGACTCGGCTACAGTCACCGATACGCAGAAAGCCACCCTGAAGGTTTACTATTCCACCGTGGACATCGTGGGCGTGGACTGCTCCACATTCCTCAATACCCACTTCCTCACCCTGCTGGAGGGGCACAAGACCACCTACATGGGGCGACTGGAATATCTTCACTACATGGGCAAGGACTCGGCAACAGTCACCGCACACTACGCCGACAAATCTACGAAACCGTTTACCGCACCAGCCGTCGGTGGCAATGAAATCTACACCACCATCGACGTTTCTCCGTCTCGTTTCGAGACCGAGGGCACCGACCTTCTCTACTACGTGGTAGAGGCAGGCTCACGCTCCATGACCCTCATCATAGACAGCGAGGAGCGTGACGTGGCACCGACTCTGCTCTTCACGAACTCGTTCGGTTGCCAGGAGCTCATCTACTGCACGGGCAAGCACGAGGTTGATCCGCAGTACACCCGCGATGCAGCCTACATGGGCGGCATCAGGGTTAACTACCGCATCACCGAGCAGCGCACCTTCAACGCCGACACGGGCTATCTGGGCACGGACATGGCCAACTGGGCAGATGATCTGTTCCGCTCAGACGAGGTATATCTGGTCAACTTCATCGGCGGCGTTGCCAAGGTGGGCAAGCGTGTCACCCTCTCAGACTCCAAGTCCAAGCGTGACAACCTGCGCGACAGCGTGCCACGCTTCACCTTCAGCTACACATACGCACAGCGCCAGCACAACGTGCTTGACCTGCAGCGTGCCGGCCGTATCTTCGACAACACCTTTGACAACACCTTCAACTGATGAGACGCACGGCTTACCACCTCACAGAGGTGCTGCGCCTCCTGGCCAAGGCAGAGCGAGACCGCTCAACCATTAACCTGAAGGCGTGGACATCAGACGGCGAGACCGTCGATTATACAGGATGGCTGGTCAGGGGCAGCAGCTGGCGTGGCGGATTCCACCGCCTCGTCAATCCGGCAAATGCCGAGGTTCGCACCGTTCCGGACATCTACATTCACCAGTTCCTGGGCTTACCAGTATATTTATGACATGAAACAGAAAAAATATCAGCTTCAGCAAGTAGGAGCCAGCGGTTCCTACAGCCGCTACGCCCTCGTGGCAGAGGGTGTGAGCAGGGTTACAGACTCCACCACCATCGAGCAGCAGTATGGGCAGGATACCAGTTTCCTGGGTTCCGGAGAGGTGGGCGACGCCACCACGGGCATCCTGGAGGCTCAGGGCGGCAAGCTCTTCGAGTATGTGAACTATGGCGATGACAACGACATGCCATACACCCTGCAGCAGTTGCTGCGCCGCAACATGGTGGCGCAGCGAGCCATGGCGTTCAACGTGCAGTGTTGCTACGGGCAGGGCGTGCGCTTCATGGACAGGGAGACCAAGCAGGACACCACCGACGCAGAGATCCGCGACTTCTGCCTGAAGAACTCCATCCACGAGGTCTTCATGCAGCAAGCCACCGACATGAAGTTTTTCTTCTGGTCGGTAGAGGTCATCATCCTGAGCCGTGACCACTCCAAGATAGTCAACATCCGCCACAAGGACGTTTCCTACTGCCGACTGGAGGTACCCAATGACAAGGGGCGCATAGAGCATGTATTCTTCGGCGACTTCCGCAACGTCATGTCGCCGGTACATACCGAGGTTATCCCGCTGCTCGACCTCTACGACCCGCTGGGCGACCTCATGGCGCGCATGGGAAAGGCTCCGGACCCCTACACCGGCATCAGGGGCAAGGCTCCTGAGATGGGCAAGGACTGCAAGTTTGCCATCATTTCACGCATCCCGACACCCGGACTGCAGTACTATCCGATACCATACTATGCCAGCATCTTCGATGATGCCTGGTACGACATCTACCGTCTCATCGGTATCGGCAAGCGCTACATGATCAAGAATACCTCTGCGCCACGCATCCAGATAGAGGTGCACCGCGACTACTGGGAGGAACTCTGCAACAACGAGGATATCATCGACCCTGATAAGCGCAAGGAGCGCATCCTGCAGGAGAAGGACAACATCATCAACTTCGTGTGCGGACCGGAAAATGCAGGCAAGGCACTCATCACGGGCTACTACTTCGACCCAAACGGCAAGGAGCAGCGCATGGTGCGCATCATCAACCTCTCCGAGGGCAGCAAGAAGGAGGGTGGCGACTGGGCAGACGACATGAGCGAGGCATCCAACGCCCTCTGCTTCTCGCTGGGCGTGCATCCCAACCTCATCGGAGCCACTCCTGGAAAGAGCCAGATGAACAATTCCGGCTCAGACAAGCGCGAACTCTTCATCCTCAAGCAGTCGCTCGAGAAGGCATGCCACGACATCATGTGCAAGCCTTATCACGTCATCTCCCACTACAATGGCTATGCCGACCGTGGAGTAACCGTAGATGTGCCGATGATAGAACTCACGACACTCGACAAGAATAAGGATCAACAGACATCAATAGTTTCAAACAATGGCAACAATGAAGATTCAGATCAGCAAGGATGACTTCGAGCAGAGCATCCTTGCAGCCACCAGCTCGCACTCTGAGGTGTTCGAGTCGGTGGAACCGCATTTCAAGGAGTCCTATCTGCGGCTCTGCCAGCAGATACTGGGCGAGGTAGGAGAGGCGGCACTGGAGACCAGCGACGACCTGCGTGAAGCAGTCATCAAGGCGGTGTGCCTCGATGCCTTCCTCGGCGTAGTCAGACACCTCGACCTCGTGCTTACGCCTACAGGTTTTGGCGTTGTGGCAAACAACGAAGTCTCTCCGGCAAGTTCCTCCAGAGTAGAGGCACTCATTGAGCAATGCCGCATAGCCCTCATCGTGGCTCAGGACACAGTCATGGCTCTTCTCACCGATGTTCCAGGCTGGGGGAGCACCCTACAGGCAAAGCAGGGCATCCAGACGGTTTTGTGGAGCATGGAGGGTTATTGTTATCTCACAAGACAGACCAGCATGACTTCCAAGGACTGGATGTCCAAGCTGGCAGCCATGCAGGAGGCTGACGCCACCCTGCGCAAGCTGGTGTCCGACGAGCAGATGGATGACATCATGTGTCTGGTCAGAGGGGTAAGAGAGGGCAATGAGTTTGAAGGAAGCGTGCGCCTTATGCTTCAACGCAGCCTGATCATGTTGACCAACGACATGCTGTCGGCATACTCCAACGAGCGTGCGAGACTGCTCAGATACTTAGATGCACATCTCGATAAATTCACATTATATGCGGATTCATCGGCATATAAGGCTAACCATTTCAAAGAGTTCAACAATGAAAAATCAAAACCTGCCTTCGTTTTCAATTCATAAAGATGGTACACAAGAGTTCAATTTCAAGGCGCCGTCTTCGTGGGCGGAACTTTCAGAGGAACAGTTGCGCTATGTCCTCTACATCTTATCTTCGAATAGGGACAAGATTGTCGCCAAATGCCACCTCCTGGTTAGATTCTGCGGTCTTGAAGTACATAAGCACACCCGTACAGGGTGGAAATGCAGCGTGCTCTGTTCCGTTCCCGGTGAAATGCCAAAGAGGAAAGTCCTATACATTAGCAGCGCCGAGATTCTATCGCTTCTCAAAAATTTCGATTTCATCGACAAATTTACCGATTTTCGGCCTCTGCAGAGAGCTAGTGACGTTCTACTAACGGCAGTTGATAGCATGCTTCATGATGTCAGCTTCTACGATTACCTCAACATCGAGAAGAACTACCAGTTGTTCATGCTTAACCAGGAAGACAAGTTTCTCAGCAAGATGGCGCACCTCATGTACAGAACCGCAGATGGTTCTGCCGATGAAACCGCCCATTTTGAGCCTTATGAGCTTCTGGGCGTCTTCATGTGGTTCTCCAGCGTCAAGGAGTATTTCGCCGCCAACTTCACGCACTTCTTCAAACCGGCAAGAGAGGGTGGAGAGCTGCGCCGTGTGGACATTCTTCCTGCCATGCAGGCGCAGATCAGGGCACTCACCGATGGCGACGTGACCAAACAGCAGGCAGTCTATAATACCGACTGCTGGGCTGCCCTCACGGAGCTTGACAACAAGGCACGGGAGGCAGAGGAGTTCAAGGAGCGCAACAGGCAAAATAGTTAAAATTACAGCACATGACAGTAAAAAACTTCGATTCCATCGCATATTTCAAGCAGCTGGCTGCCGAATGCAGAACCTGCAGGGATTATAATTTTGTCGCAACAGAGTGTTCCGGACCCGATTCCATCCAGGGAGTCATGCAGCAGTTCCGCAAGGCATCCAACTTCATCATGGTGTCAGACACCGTTGACAGCAACACCCATTCCGTCGGAGAGGGATTCTTCGACCGCAACGTCTATACCGTCTGGATCCTGGCAGGCTACCGACGCGAGGACATGGCAGACCGTGAGCAGAAGCTTAACATCTGCCGCTATATCTTCCGCCAGTTCCTCAGCCGCATGCTCCACGACAAGAGCCGTGAGGCATACGACGGGCAGATGGAATTTCTGGACCTTACGCAGGTCTATTCGAGCGAGCTGGGCAGATGGTCCATGAATGGCGTCACGGGACTCTATTTCATGGTCACATCAGACGAACCTATCGACATACAGTATGACGAGAGCCTATGGCAGACCAGTCAACCATAAACGACCTGCTCAAGTACGAGCATGGTTGGGCTGATTCCATGGGCGAGTACTGGCGAGAGCGCATGGAGCGGCTGCGTACCATCGATACCGGAGCATTATACCGCAGCATCAAGGCGCATATCGAGCAGGGCTCGACTACGACCATTGAGCACAATTTCCTCATGTACGGTATCTATGTTGCAGCAGGCGTTGGCCCGGCTCATGAGTGGTACCGCTGGAGTCAGGGAGCTAAAATCCGACGCATCAACGGTGGAGATCTCAACTTCCTCGGCGAGGAATACCGAGAGGAGCAGGGACTTGACAAGCCCAAAAAAGTGGGTCCTGCATGGGGCGGCAGGGTTGCCGGTGGTGAACCTAAAGGACCTCGCGACTGGTTCAGCCGCAAGTATTATTCTTCGGTGATGAAGCTCAATGAGCATGAAGCGGAATTTTACGGAGAACGCTATCAGGGATTGATGGCATCAGCTATCACGGAAATGTTTACAGGCATAGGAGCCGCACGCAACCTCTAGGGAGCGTATTTTTATCGGTTCCATCGGCATATTATCTTTGCAGACAAAAAAATAAATGGCAGACAAATTAGACAAGAGCAACCTTCAGACCCTCTTCGAGGGCATCAGAGACGAGCGACGCCTGCAGGCCAACACGGCAAACCGCATAGGAAATGCCTTCCTCTCGCTGCTGCACTTCTGTGCTGATGAGACCTCAGACAAGTATCTGAGCAGGCAGCATGATGATGCTGCTGAGGGCATGATCACCTTCCTGCGTGGGCTCATCTCCGAGCAGATGGCGCAGCTCAAGGCGGGTGCACAGTTCGGTAACTTCGTGTCCGGACTGTACAACGGCAAGGGCGCACAGGTCGATGACAATGGCAATGCAGAGGTTGAGAGCATCACCGTCCGCACATACATGCGGGTCATGGAGCTGATTGTCAACCGTCTGTCAGCGCAGGAGGGTGACACTTTCTTCACAGAGAGCGACACCATTGAGAGCGTTGACAGTCTGGGGGATGGTTGCTATGGCTTACACCTCCGCTCCAAGTATAGTGGTTACTTCACGGCCCAGCATGTGGGCAACGTCATCAAGGGAGTGGTCAACAACATCGCCTCGGCAGCCAATTCTGGCACTTCGGCTGATTACTACACCTCATGGATGAGAGTCAACAGCGTCAATGCGGTTAAGAATTACATCGAGGTCACCCTCTATCCTGATGCCGATGTTCCGGCAGGCAAGAACTTCCCTCCATGCGAGCTCATGAATATCGCCCGTTATGGCAACCAGACCGAAGAGTCGCTGCAGAGCTGCTTCTACATCTCCAGTTCCGAGGGGCGCATAGTCAAGCTGACGGGCGTCACGAAGCCGATACTGGCTGATTACAACTACGGCATGGTCTTCGGCGACATGCCTGAGTTCGTCAAGTCGCTCGACATTCCCATCGTCAAGGGCAGGGATTATCTCTATGCAGCCGGCATCATCACCCAGGACATCATACAGATCGACTACCATGGCAAGCCGATAGTCGATTATATAGACCGGGGACCATGGTCAGAGGCGGCAGAATATTTCTGCTCAGCTCTCAATCCGGAAACCGGTAAATACGAGACCTCCGACGTTTGGTATACAGGGTGCAAGTGGCGATGCCAGAAGACCGGTACCCATACCGCACCAAGATGGAACAATACCGACTGGGCGATGATAGAGGGCAATCCTGCCTTCACCATTGACTTTCTCGAAGACGAGACGATCTATGACTTCGACAACTTCCGGGCTCCGCTGACTATCGTTGCTACGCTCTACGGCCAGGATATCACCTCAGATATCCTCGACAGCGACGTAGCCTGGACCAGATACACGGAGAATAAGGCCGGTGAACAGAGAGTAACCAGCGACAACATTTGGGCACTCGAAGTCGGATCCAAGGCGGGCAAGGCTATCGTCCTGACCCAGTCAGACCTCTCCGTCGATAGCGAGGGCGTTCCGGCCAAAATCAGGTTCACGGCAACTGTTACACTTCGTGATGGCCTGGGCGATGAGGTCGCCCAAGATTCCATCACACTGGAATGTGGTTAATAACATATAAACAATGAAATACAAAAGATTAGACATCAAGTACACGCCTCTGCAGGTACATTACTCCAAGTCCGTGTCAGGCAGCGTTCCGCTCGAGCAGACCTATGATGCTGATCAGGATGAGTATTCTCCTGATTACAGGCTGACGCCATGCGCCTTACTGCCGGTCATCAGCATCATTGACCGAGATGGCATACTCCCGAGCGGTCGTGTCAACAGCGAGCTGACAGACATCGCCTGGTACAGAGTTGAGAACGGAGTGGAGGGCAATGCGCTGGTTACGACACCCAAGAAGTATGTCATCACATCGTCAGGCAATGATGCCGGCAAACTGCTCTGGTACATCAACGCAGCACCGCAGAAGCCGATACTGCTCCGCTTCAAGGCGAAGTACCTGGACACCCGAACCAACGAGGTGCGCAATATTACGATGGACTACTCCATCAACTGCAAGAATGCGACCATCTACAAGCCGACGCTGCTGCTGTCAAGCGGTGACCGCTACTACAACCCACTCCGTGATACCGACAAGCAGGTCATCAATGCATCCCTGCGCCTCGGTTCTGAGGAGTGCGCCAAGAACAAGCGCCAGTTCGTCTGGGAACTTCTCCGGAGTCGTGGACAGTTCTCCGCAGTTACTGCAGATGACCTGGAGATCAAGATATCCGATGATGGTGCATCCGTCACGCTGGACCGCTCTCTCATGGGCAAGCGCATCTGCATCAGGTGTAGAGCAAGATACTCTGCAGCAGGCAATCCGGAAAGCGTAGAACTGTCTGATGCCGCACCATTCAAGATAGTCAACATCGTCCGGAGAATTCCGTTCTACGATTACGACATGCTTGATACGGTCGATGAGGTGCTTCCTAACACGAAGGAGGTAAACCCAAGGGCAACTATTTTTGACAATGTAGGGGAAATAGCAAACCCTACGAGAGAGCTGCAGGTACTCTGGTGGATGGCACCGAATAATTCGGTACACTTCGAGAATGCTGTCCTTGTTGGACATGGCATGTCTCCGAGTGTTCCTACAGAACTTCTGGACCCAAACAGAGGAGCTATACTCGCGTTGGAAGTCAAAGACCTCGAACCCTTAGCTCTAGCAATGGATGCCGACGGCAAGGTCTTCGTGGACGCTGACGGCAATCCGTTTATTTTTCACTAATAATTATTTTTTTTTAATATGGAAAGATACATCAAGGCAAACCGAAAGGTTGCAGAGTTCCTTCAGCTGACTAAGGACAGAACAGAGCTGCAGGATGGCAGTTTCCTTCTGTGGTGTCAGGACATCCTGCCACTCGGAAAACCTATCGAGTTCGAGGAGACGCTGTCCAAGATTGGCGCTATCGCCATGGACGGCAAGACAGCCTGCATGGAGCAGGAGGGTGAAGTGTGCAACAAGCTGCCTGTAGCTACAGACAGCAGATTCATCATGAGAGAGGAGGCAAAGAATGAGTAGTGCAAGCAAATCGGTGAACATCAAGTTCATCCAGAAGATGGGAACATTCACGCCATCTATCCAGTCTCCGGATGGAGATCTCTACCAGGAGTACCAGAAAAACGGTGATGTCGTTATCGTCTATCCCGACTTCTCGAAGTCGCAGCCTAAGCTCTATTTCGTAGTCATCTCATCGAGGGCTGCAGATGGTGTCACGACACCTGTCTCCATGAAGTTCTTCTTCAACGAGACTGAGATACCGTTCAACAGCTCCGGCAAATCGACCGGTCTCTTCGAAGGCCTCTTTGAGATTATCAGACCTAGTGCTTCGCAGTTTTTCTGGGGGCTGAAGATATGCAACAACCTGGTCAAGGCATCCAATTTTACAGCCATCAACATCAAAATGGTCGGCAAGATATCCGAGAACTCCAACCAGCAGGAGATTACCGATGAGGTACAGGCTGTATACGAGATTCCGGTCGGTCCGTACACAGGCGTAGCCTATCGAGTGTCAATCAAGGCTCCTGCAAACGATACACACAACTTCGTGCTCAACAACAAGGATGATAGCTGCCAGCTTGAAGCCAAAACCACGCTGGCCAACGAGACCCTGACATCAGGGCTATATTATAAGTGGTACAGAGCCATCAACAGCATCACGGGTTGGGAGCAGATTGCAGGAGCTAATGGTAAGACAATTACTGTCAAGGCATCCGAGGTCGATTGTACTCGCGAATACATGGTAGAGGTCTACAATGACAAGGCCATGGGCAAGGATAATCTGCTGGGATTTGATTTCCAGACAGTCATCGACGCGTCGGATCCGTATGACATCGAGCCGAACCCGACACCCGCTGATGAGTCTATCAGCGAGGACGAGGCAGGTAATGGCACTGTGACCTATACACCTCGCATGATTGTCAGAGGCAAGTCAGAAGCGGTGGAAACTAAATTCTATTTCACGCTGAAATCCGGTTCCGGTGTTGTCCTCAATACCGAAGCAGCACGCAAGCCTACTGTCCAGTTAAGTTCTTTCGCTGTGACGAGAGAAGACTGCATACACGCAGGTTACAGCAACGTAGCATTAACAATTCAATCCGTTAAATAGCCTATGTCAGTTATCACAAGAGTGATTAAGTTCCTCCGCGTCGGTGTTGGCATATCCAATACCGACGTGGAATATGCGGAGTCAACAAGTCTGACTACAGCTCCGACAGAGGGTTGGCAGACAACTGCTCCTCAGTGGCGCAAGGGCTACTATATCTGGAGCCGGACACACTTCTACTACACCGATGGAAGTGAGAAGGTGTCCACACCGATGTGCCTTGGGACTGCCGGCAAGGATGCCATCAACATACAACTATCCATGTCGTCTATCGTTCACAAGAAGTCTCAATTCGTCGGATCTTATAGCATCGACGTGCAGGCATTCGAAGCTGGCATGGAAATAGACTGTATTGTATCTTGTGACTTGACCAAAGATACTACAGGCGTCAGCATGCGTAGTGTCAAATATAAAAAAGGGAGACGCTTACAGATAACTATAGAAAAAAATACTATAGTCAACGATGCGCTAGACATATTAGTTGGAGTAAATGGGATATCCTATACATATAAGGTACCTATAATTACCGTTGAAGATGGTGAACCTGGAGCTAAGGGAGAGACTGGAGCAACACTTCGAGGACCGCAGTCTTGGTCTAACTGCGGCAATGGCTACAGCTTCCAGGCAGGTGCTGCAGGCGAGGAGTGGAAGGATGCAGTCATCTACAAATCCGGTTATTATAGCTGCATCAAGAGTCACGTCAAGACTGCAACTAACTACCCAGGCAGTAACGAGGATACCAACAATGGCTACTGGCGACTTGGAAGCCCTATTGAACTGGTTGTCGCCAATATCATCTTATCGCAATTTCAGATTGTTGAAAATTTAGGTGTCCGAACAATCGAGATGAAGGATAAGGACGGCAATGTTGTCTTCAGAGCTAAGGACGGAAATCTCGATTGCAAGGGTGGTAATTTTGAGAACATTAAGGCAACAGGTAATTTCAAGTCTAGAAATGAGAAAACCTGGAATGAAATCGAAATGAATGCTGATAAGGGTTACCTTGTCATGCGTGGACCAACTTCAGTTAATGATGATGACTGGAATTTGCCAGGCTCAGATGCAGAGATGACAGACCTTTTCAAGGTTAAATTTGAGTCAGATGGTGATACGCTGAGTCGAATTGCGACAATGGATTTATTTGGATTTGGTGGAAGGAAACGGGTGAATATAGATCCAGAATTTGGTTTAAGAATATACTCTGATGAGGGAACTGATAATGAAAGTCATCTGTTTTTGAGCAAGGATTGGATTGATTATAGTGACGGATTAGGGCACGTGTATCATAGTGATTGGAATAGTTTGCTAAAAAAAATATTATAATAATTATGGAAGGTAAAAAATTCAACTCCGTGACGAAAGTCACAACCGCCAACAGCAACCAGAGCGTGCTGCTGGCAGACCAAAATGGCAATGTCACTAGAATTGGCATGGATGCGCTTAAGGCTGACCTTGCTGTAGGTCAGCATGCCTGGTGCGGAAGAGTGTGGGACACAAATAACGCAACGCCTAAGGCGGCATCATACATTGGCTCACTTGAATTGCTGAAGGAATTGCCATACATCCTCGGACTTGGCGCATACTTGGTCAAGAATGACCACAGCCGTAGGAAGCTCGACAGCAAGGATCACCACAGATATGCTAATGGTGAACCGGCAAGACTGGATGGTACAGAGGGTCACTATCAGTGGGGCTGGGGACGTAAATTCTACGTTGTCATCAAGGATATTGGCGGATTGCACTATGAGCAGATTGGCATCAAGCCAATACCAGGTGAATACAATCTTGAGATACCAATCGGCAGTCTTTCAGCAGCAGGCTTCGCTACTATTGAGCGTAGTACCGGACGCCTGGTTAGTTACATCAATGATGCGGCCAACTATCGTGGAGGCGACAACAATGCTACCTATGATGGCAAAAACAATACGTTGCTGGGCAGACCTGCTACCGCTATGACTACAGAGCAGTTCAGAGCTGCAGCACGTAAAAACGGCAAGGGTTGGCTTTGCACAACCATGCGACATACTTCCATTGTCGCAATTCTGTTCAGTGTCATCTTCGGTACTCATTATGATCAGGATGCAGTCAATGCCAACAAGGATGCCAACGGCCTCTTCCAAGGTGGACTCGGATCAGGCTTGACGCAGATGCCGAACTGGGAAGCCTACAATGGTTGGCGACCAGTTGCACCAATGAGTGCAGGCATTGAGCTTGGTGATTCATGTGGAGAAGCGACCTATGCAGTTAAGAATGACGCAGGCACAACGGTCTATAATGCCAAGATTCCATGTTTCTTCGGTTACAAGAACGGCTTCGGCAATCTCTGGCGAATGATGGATGATGAGTTCTGCCAGGTGAATAGTGACAAGACCATGACCCACCTGGTCGCTCCGTCTATTTACGGCTCCTGGACTATCGGCAATGCTACCGGCATGAAGGCGTTGAGCAAGTCACCTGGCGGTGGTGAAGGATATATCAAGACCTTGTCGATGGAGCATCTGGAGAACTTCTGTACGCAGATTGGTGCTACAGAGTCAACCTATTCGACAAGTTATTTTTGGAATACGTCAAACGCTACTTCCGGTTTTCGCCTGTGTCTTCGCGGTGGCAGCGCTGTCAGTGGTGGTCTATGCGGTCTTTCGACGCTCGGCGTGTACAGTGCTGTCTCGGATTCCAGTGTGAGCTACGGTGCGGCCCTCTGCGAAGCAGCATCCGAGTGGTCTTTGGAGCCAGTGTATTACGAGGCGGCCTAAAGTGTTCAGAGGTGTGCTGACGTGAGCAGGAGTGTGCAGGATTGACCAAGGTTCCCAAGCGGAGCCAAGGGCAATCCTGAGCACCCTGCGAGCGTAGCGAGCAAACCCTACCGCCCTTGGGCGGTCGATTTTTTTTGAAATTTCGCTCTTTGACATTCTTTCATTCCGATTTTTTTCAGTACCTTTGCAGGCGGTTTTCAAGCCAGGCTGTGATTCCTGCGCCGGTTTTCGCCTGTGTCTTCGCGGTGGCAACGCTAACAATGGTGGTCAATGCGGTCTTTCGACGCTCAACGTGAACAATGCTGTCTCGGATTCCAATGTGAACTACGGTGCGGCCCTCAACTTAACAAGATACTGCAGGTTAGTTTGCTTAGCTGCAGAGATTTCGGGAGTCAGGCCTTGCCTCATGGCAAAACATACACTTTAGCAGAATAGCAAGTAGATGATGACAAAGGGTCATCCGGTCGAAAGTTAGGACATTAGAAAAGCAGACAACAGACACAGACACCGACATTTATACAGACACCGACCTTTTTTTAATATTTACATAAAATTTTAAAAGCAAGTGAAGAGGTTAGGCAACATTTCACAGGAGGTGGAGACTTTGCAAAATTTTCGTGAAGCATTTTTTGATTTTTCCCGACACAAGAAGTCCCGTCTCTCTGTTCAAGCATTTGAGGCAGAGTTTGAGGCAAATCTTCAAGCCCTGCTAAATGCCTATACCCATCAGACTTGGCATACATCAGACTATGAGGCCAAGCCGGTTGAAAAACCCAAGCATCGCATAGTCAATAAGTTGCCTGTTGGCGATCATGTCATTCAGCATGCAGCCATGCACACCAGTGAAGATAAGTTGAGAGCCAAGATTCCGTTCAACAGTCCAGCTGGTACCAAGGGGCGTGGCACGCATTTCTTCTACAAGATTATCAAGCATGACATCTTTACCTCGCCACAGCAAGACACATTCTATTGCTTGCCCATGGATATACACCATTATTTCCAAAATGTTGAGCATAATCTGCTCAAGAGAGAGTACAGGTTGTATATCAAGGACCGCAAGTTGCTTGCTTTCATCGATGAAGTCGTTGACAGCTATGCCAACGGCATAGTGCTGGGTGTCAAGCTCACACAACTTTTGGGACAACTGTTTCTGGCGAGGTTTGACTATCTCGCCATGCGGTGTTTTGATATACTCCAAGACCCCGAAAAACACGGTTATTGGCAGGCTCGATACGTCACGGACATGCTCCTCACATGCCGCTCGGAGCAGCAGGCAAGAGTATTAAATATGGGGGGTAAAATCCCTCAATGAGCGCTTCGACCGTTTCTGCCGCGATGGGCTCAAACATTATTATAGATTCATGGACAATATCTTCATCATGCATGAAGATAAGGTCTTCTTACGCCTCATGGCGGAGCTTGCAGTCATGCACTTGGCTAGAGACTGGAAGCTGAGCATCAATAAAAGTTGGAATATTCATCGTACATGTGACGGCATAGACTTCTGTGGACAGAAGATCTTTGCCGATCATGCCCTTTTGCGCAAGCGCACCAAGCAGGCACTCTGTGCCCAGGTGGCAAGATTGCGCAAACGTGGACTTAGCGATGAAAAGATCCGGCGCAAGGCAGCATCCAGGCTAGGCCTTGTCAAACACGCAGACACAAAAAACTTATTAAATAAAATCGGTATGAAAAAGTATGGTCAGATTGTGAAAGCCCGCAAGGGCGAGGTTCCCTTCGAGGGCATGAGTTTGGCACAGAAGAAGCATCCAGGCGATATCCTGTGCCACAACATTGAGGACTATGACAAGTTCCTCATCCTCATAGAGGATTACAAGATTGATAAGTCGAGAGTTGATTTCAAGATGGAGCAGGTTGAAGAGGTTGACGACCAGGGTATCAAGCGAATGGTCACCAAGAAGGTGCCCAAAGACCGCCTCGCCATCCGCTTCCGTTTCATTGATCATGTAAAGAAGACGGGGCTGTTCGATGAGCAGGGCGATGAGATTGAGGAGCCGGTGTGGCAGCCAGAGTCGTGGTGGCTCTTTACTGGATCTGACATCTTGGTTGACCAGGCACGCAAGGAGTGGGAACTGTTGGATAAAGGCTTCTACACCGTTGCAGCAGAACTCACCAACAAGTTTGGCAAGAAATTTTATAAGTTTATATAGATGCACAAGAAATTTTATCTTTGTCGCATGTCATTCTTGAGATATGACAGCGAGCATTTTCTCCTGTTCCTGAGTGAACAGAGAGTTGACAACTATCACCCAGACACCAATATGTCGGAGTCTGATGGCGATAGTCAGGCAGTAACAGCCTACAGCTACGAGGGCAGTGAGATCGACGGCTCCACCAAGATTGAGGCTAAGTCGGCAAGCTATCGCGAGTTCGTGAATGGTCTGGTTCGTACTAAGTACAGCCAGAGCGATGTCGAAGCCATCCTGTGCAACCATGGTGATGGCAACAAGGAGCACGAGACGGAGTACCTGACATTCCAGAATTGGCGAGAGCAGGCTAAGCAGATGGCCAAGGAACTGCTCGACCGTGATATCTCATAGTTTTCAGATACGGCAGGAGGGGGAATAGTCCTTTCTGCCGTATTTTTATATATCTTATATTATATGTACCTTTGTGCCAGATTTAATCAGGTACAGATATGCAGAGAAATACCAAGGATTGGATACACTACAGCTCTGCTGGCATAGTTCTGATTGCTGGCATTGTGCTCGTGTACATCAGCTTTTTTTTGTCCCACGACGTCACGTCTAACGTCTTGTGGTACTTTGGGCAGAGTCTGGTTTACGTGGCAACCGTCTTTGGTTTCGCACTGACTTTTGACACCCGAGTTAAAGACATTATCAATAAATATTTCAATAACAAAAATGGCACGCAAGATTAAGAAAATTTTCATTCATTGTACAGCAAGCCGACAGTCATGGTCTGTCGATGCCTTGCTCAAGGAGTTCACCAACAAGGGCTGGCACTATCCAGGATACCACTGGGTCGTGACCGCTGACGGCAGACGTACGCAGCTCATGACAGAAGACCTGCCATCCAACGGAGTCGCGGGACATAATTTCGATTCCATCAACGTGGCATACATGGGCGGCATTTCTCGCACAGGCAAGCCTATAGACAACCGCACGGAGGCTCAGAAAAAGGCGTTGCGTGAGTTGCTTGAGGAACTGAGAAAGCGCTATCCTGATGCCAAGATCATGGGACATCGCGACATCTCGCCTGACAAGAACCACAATGGAGTGGTCGATCCGTGGGAGCGCATCAAGGAGTGTCCTTGCTTCGACGCCATTCCTGAGTATGCTGACATTTAAATCAATGGGATATGCAGAAACATCTCAAGTCTATCATCATGACCATATCGGTGATATTGGTCATCATCGCCTGCGTCTGGATTTCTGACCATCGACGGCAGCGAGCGGAGCAGGAACTGAGAGAACAGCTCAATGGGCTGAAACTTCAGTATGCTCCAGCCGAGCGAGACACCATCCGCGATTCGGTCCAGGTCATCACGCAGCAGGTGCTGCAGATGCCTGCAGAGGAGTACAAACTTCAAGCCTACGACCGCCAGCTGCTCCATGACCTGGACATACGTCTTGGCCAGGTCATGGTAGACCAGCGCACAAGTCTGAGTTCTGCTGATACTGTCAAGACTGACCGCAGCGATTCTGTATATACTTATTGCGACCGATGGCTCAGTTTCCGTCTCAACACGGCAGACTCCATCTTGACATACAAGGCGAGAGACAGCCTCCAGACCATCGTCTACAGGCAGTACAAGCACAGATTCCTCTGGTGGCGATGGGGCACCAGAGGCTATGACATCAAGGTCATCAACTTCAATCCCCATTCCAACATATTATATAACAGCTATATACAAGTCAACCGATAATGGCAAGACAAGAGGTATATACAACAGTCATCAAGCTCAACTCAGAGGAGGCAAAGAACCGACTCAAAGAGTTAGAGGACAGAGTCGCTCGTCTGAAGAAGGCAAAACAAGATGCCTTCTCGGCGGGCGATTCCCGTTTAGGCGCATCCCTCGCCAAGGATCTGAAGGCCGCAGAGCGAGAGATGAAGCAATTCAAGAACTCAACCATGAGCGTCAAGGAGACACTCGACAACCTGTCAAGTGCAAGCCTCGGACAGCTGGAGAAGGCTGCTAGACATCTGAAGGGGCAGATGAAGGCAGCGTCTGATCCTTCAGACTTCGCCAAGCTGGATGCACAACTCTCAAAGGTCAAGGAGCAGATGCTTGCCCTGAAGGGCGCAACACGCAAGGCTGATGAAGAAGCGAGACGCATGACGGCAACCGTGTCAAATCTGAAACATGCATCTCTCAACGATCTCAACTTTACTGCAGGCAGACTTCGCTCGCAGATGGCCGATTTCGACCCAAACACAACCATGTACGCCTCTAGAGCTTCGCAGCTGAAGCTGGTCGAGGCAGAGCTGGAACGCATCCGACAGAGCGAGCAGAAGGTGGTCACCCTCATGCAGCAGTATGACAAGGAGATTGACCGCACAAATGTGGACATCAAGGAGACCAAGCGGCAGATGCAGCTGGTAAATAACACAATGTCCAACCTCAAAACCTCTTCCATCCGTGACTTGGAGTACTCCATCAAGGCTCTTAACCAGCAGATGCAGGGCATGGAGCGTGGGACCGAACAGTTCAAGCAAATGGAGAGACAAGCCAAGCAGCTGAAGGCAGAACTGCAGGCAGTCAGAGCCGAAGGAGTAGCCCAGGAGTCCTGGATCAAACGCTCTGCCGATTGGTTCAACCGCATGCAGGGCATCGCCCTTGGAGCCGTTGCTGCCATCTCCGGCATCACCTTCACAGTAAAAAAATGTGTGGAGGAATATGCCAAGATGGATGATGAGATGACCAATGTACGCAAGTACACCGGTCAAGCAGCCGATGAGGTCGAGCGAATGAACGAAGACTTCAAGAAGATGGATACCCGCACACCTCGCCAGAAACTCAACCAACTGGCAGAGGATGCCGGCAGACTAGGCATCACATCGACTGCTGCAGTTGAAGATTTTGTTGATGGAGCCGATAAAATCAATGTCGCCCTCGGGGATGACCTCGGCGATAAAGCAGTCTCTCAAATCGGTAAACTCGCCCAGATGTTCGGCGAAGACAAGACCAAAGGTCTGCGAGGTGCCATGTTGGCGACAGGTTCTGCAGTCAATGAACTGGCTCAGAATTCCTCTGCCTCTGCCGGCTATCTCGTTGACTTCACCGCCCGTGTGGCTGGTGTCGGCAAGCAGGCAGGCTTTACACAGGCGCAGATTATGGGTCTCGCATCAGTTCTCGATCAGAACATGCAGCAAGACGAGACTGCTGCAACCGCAGTGCAGAACCTTCTGGCCAAGATGTTCCAGGACTCCGCAAAGTTTGCAAAGATTGCAGGACTCAATGTCAAGGACTTCGCCAACACCCTGAAGGAGGATGCCAACGGCGCACTCCTCCAGTTCCTGGCAGCCATGAGAGCCAAGGGCGGTTTTGCAGACCTCGCACCGATGTTCGAGGAAATGAAGATGGATGGATCCAGGGCTACTGGTGTCCTCACCGTCCTCGCTGATAAACTCGATGACATCAAGACTGCCCAGAACCTGGCAAACGAAGCCTATTCCGAAGGCACATCCGTCCTCAATGAGTTCGAGACGCAGAATGAGAGCGTACAGGCTCAACTTGACAAGGCGAGCAAGAAGTTCCTGGATCTCTCCATCGAACTGGGCCAGAAACTCTATCCTGCAGCACGATATTGCATATCTGCAGCCAGTCTCGGAGTTCGGGCACTCTCCACACTCGTTGATTTCGTCAAAGATTATTGGCGCATATTAATTGTGCTGACAGCCGCAATCGTCACCTATACAGCAGTATCTAAGGCAAAGTTGATAGCAGACAAGGCGCAGATGGCATGGTTGAACATCATGATTCTGCGCGAAAAGGCGCATCTCGTCCTTGTGGGTCTTAAGACATCAGCTCTCAAGACCATGGCAATCGTTCAGATGGCGTTGACACGTGAGATAAAACTGACCACTGCAGCGCAAATGTTGTGGAACAAAGTGTTGTTGGCCAACCCGATCACTGCCGTGATTGCTGTTGTCGTAGGCCTCACAGCAGCAATCGTTACCTTATCCAAGGAGACGAGCACCGCAGAGCAGGCTCAGCGTGACTACAATGATGCCGTGACAGATGCCAACAAGCAGGCATCAGAAGAGGAAGCATCCATCATGCGCCTCGTTTCTGCCATCCAGTCCAACACCAGTGCGGAGTCGGACCGCAAGGCTGCACTGGAGGAACTCAACGGCAAGCTGATGCGTGAACACCTTGGCAATATCACAGAGGAAGCAGTGCGCACCGGTCAAGCAACAAGGCAAATCCAGTCGTACATTGACATGATGAAGAAGAAGATCGTCATCGACGGTCTGCAGAAGAAGCTTGCTGAGTCTATAGCCAAGCAGGCAGAACAAGAAGACTTGCTAAGCGAAGCTGACAACGATAAGCGTGGATTCTGGGCTAAAGTTTGGGGGCGTATTAATCCATTTGCAAGTGGTAAAACTAAGATGTTAAACTTAGCTTCTGACAACAAAGAAGTGTTCATAGATGTGATGAACAAGAGCATTGAGCGAGAAAAGCAGTATCAGCAGAAGCTAATCGACAAGATTACCCAGCTCGAAGCGCAACACTTCGAGGTGAATGATCCGGAACCATGGCGCAACAATGGCTACAATGGCAAGGGCAATGATGGTACCATCATTAAGAAGCAGAGTACAGCCGGCACTCATCAGGTTTCTGCAAAAGAGCGCAAGGCTCGTGTCAAGGCAGAGAAGGCAGCTGCAGCAGAAGCACGCAAGCGTGAGGCAGAAGCCAAACGCAAGCAGAAGAAAGCAGCAGATAGCATCAAGGCTGAGACCAACGAACTGATGGCAGACAACGCCAAAGCCTATGCAGAAGGCAAGAAAACCTATCAGCAGTTCATCGATGACCGTCAAAACATCCAGATTAAGGGCTTTGCCAAGCTGAAACAGTTGTATGGTGCTGAGAGTAATGAGTACAAGCAGTTACTTGACAACCAGGTCAATGTTGTCAAGCAGCATGATGCTGCCATTCAGAAAATGAATGAGCAGACCATTGAGCGTGAACGCCTACAGAAGGAGGCTAGCATCAAAGCTCAGTACAATGATGCCAGTTCTGCTATCTATCAGAATGATACCGCTCTCAATGAAGCCCTATATAAGAATGATGTCGAAGCCATGAATAAACGGCTTGAACTCTACAAAGACAGAGAGGGCAGCGAGGAGTGGCTGGATCTGAAGGCTGAGATGGAACAGGCTGAACTCAACCACCAGCTGCAGATGCAGGAGTCATACCAGAACCAGCTGCGTGAACTCCGTCAGCAGTTTGGCAAGCAAGACTTGCAGGCACAGGAGACTATGTACCTCAATGGCCTTGACAATCTCTACAAGCAGGGATTAATCAAGGAGGAGGAATATCAGCAGATGAAGTTGGAGATAACCAAGCAGTTTGCTGCCCAGAGAGCGCAAATTGATGCTGATGATCATGGTGCTGGTAGCGCTCAGCTGAAGATTAATGATAAGTCATCAGAGATGGTCAACAGCGCCAGGGCTGCAGCAGGAGAGTCCCAGCAGACCAGCAATGCCACTCTGGGTGGATACTTCTCCTCACAAATCTCAAACTATCAGAACACCATGGAGAAATTGAAGGAGTTGTATGGCAGCGACAAGCAGAACCATGCTGCATACATGCAGGCGAAGGCCCAGGTGACCACCAACTTCCTCGATAACATGGTGCAGCAGACCTCTGCCGCATACAACGGCATCAACAACATTCTTTCTTCTGCGTCGGCATACGCTCAGGCATGCTCAGACCTCGAACAAGCCAAGATCTCCAAGAACTACGAGAAGCAGATTGCTGCAGCTGGCAACAACTCGAAGAAGAAAAAAAAGTTGGAAGAGAAGCGTGACAAGGAGTTAGCCGCAGCCAAGTCTAAAGCCAACAGGAAGTCCATGAAGATTGAGATCGCTCAGGCAATCGCATCAACCGCTATGGCTGCCATCAACGCATACTCTTCTGCAGCCAGCATCCCTGTTACAGGTTGGGTTATGGCACCTATCGCAGCCGGCATGGCAACCGCAGCAGGTATGCTGCAGATTGCTACTATCAAGAAGCAGCACCAGGCAGAGGCGGCAGGGTACTACGAGGGAGGTTACACCGGTGGCAACCGCTACCGAAAGGAGGCTGGAGTTGTGCATGAAGGCGAGTTCGTGGCTAACCATAATGCCGTCAACAACTCTTCCATCCGTCCGGCTCTTGATCTCATCGATAGGGCACAGCGCTCCAATACTGTCGGCTCGCTGACCGCTGATGATATCACACGTTCTCTGGGACAGGGCGGCAGTGCCGTGGTGGCTCCTGTAGTCAATGTTAATAATGACAACACCGAAGTACGCCAGTCCCTCGATGGTGTCAATGCAGCCGTCAGCCGTCTGACACAGACTCTTGACGATGGCATTGAGGTCGAGGTTCCGATATCTGGTCGTAGAGGTCTGCACCGCAGACTGCAGGATTATCAGCGCATTTTAAACAATAAGTAGTGGAATATGATAACATGCATCATCAATGGCCATAAGGCCTATCCCATTTCTACATCATCCATCAAGGTGACATACGCTAACCAGTATGTCACCGATGATGGTGAGTACACCTATGACATCACCTTCCCCATGAATATCCTAGAGAACCGTGTCATATTTAAGAATGTCTCGCGACTGGAGGTCAAGAAGAACATCGACAAATACGATGACTGCAAGCTGTTCTGTAACAGCCAGCTCATCATGAGTGGTGTTGGTACCATACTCTCCGTGAATGAGAAAGAGATTAAACTGCAGATAGTCGGAGGAAAGTCACGCATCAAATTCAATGACCGCATGACCAAGCACTACATCGATGAGATTCCATTCGGTACAGCTGATAAACCTGGTTATACTATTGATAAAGGTTTTTCTCAGGGATTTAAAAACCAGCTGAAGATTAAAGACGTCTACAGGCTGAATGAAAATCATTCGGAGTTTCTGGGAGCGGAAGGTAGATGGTGCTTCATGCCAGTAAGAGACGAAACGAACGACCTAATCGCAAATTTTGTTGGGGTGGATAAAACAAAGCAGTTCATCGGCTACAATGCACCATTTATCATGAACCTGGCAGTTCAGCCAAGCTTGATGTATATCTTCCGCAAAGTGGTAGAATATGAAGGATACACTCTCAAGCGCAACGACTTCGACTGCAAGCCGTGGAACCAGCTATATATAGCTTCGGCCTACAAGACTCGTGAACTGCGCAGGGCGCTTCCACATTGGTCATCTTATACATTCATTGAAGAATTCCGGAAATTCTTCAATGCCTCCATCTACTTCGATGAAGCCCAGAAGACCTGCTGCGTCATCAGTTCCTCAGAGTTGAGTTCTGTAGATTCAATTGAGATAGAACCACTGGATGAATATTCGGCAGACTATGACGAGGACGGTTCTTTCAGTACTTCATCAACCGCTAACCTGGAGTATAAGCTAGATGATTCAGTCAATAGAGGTAGCTATGAGAGCATCTCCAAGAAGGTGTTCAGAAACTTCAATATTGTCAAAAGCGTAGATTATTTTGGCGAGAGCAGCCAGTTCGCCTTGACAACACAGGGATGGAGCGAGAAGAAGAAGAGACAGACCATCATCGAGCACTTCTACAGCTATTACATATATGTAGAGGAGGACAATACCAAGACCTGGCAGTTGGCAGGTTACTGGTCACCGCTTATCAGAGACCAGAACTCCGATGATTACGTTGATCTCTGCATCTCTCCAGCAGCGCAAGTTGTAGAAGATATCAATTTCAAGACAGCATTCTTAGGAGAAGATAATCACTTCGAGAAGCGTTGCCTGTTGTCAATACCTAATGACAAGGAAGCGGATTCCAAGGAGTGCGATGTTGATGATGACGGATATAGCTACATATCCGTACAGGATGCCATAGATGATGAGTCAAGCATGGAAGGAAGCGAAGATGAAGAGGAGGTCATGAGTGTTTTCTTCATTCTGCCAGGCAAAGTGCAGGCGTATGACAAGCCATATGGCCATATTTCTTGGGTTGGAAATAAGTCGAGGTGGCCTATGTTTATAACCGATTACCGCATTAATACTGATTATCAGTATGCAGGAGTTAGTTCTATAGGGGACACAAAATTATTCTCTCTGTCTTTGAATTCTACCAATACAGGTGTCATATCACTTGGTAAGTTCCATAATTCAGTTATCAAAATTGATAATCGAAATTGCATGGAAGTCAAGTTCAAGTCAGATGTCATACCGGACCCTTCCAAGATATACATCATCCGCAACAAGAAATTTGTGTGCGAGAAGATAGAGATGGAAGTAAAGGACGATGCCATCGAGCCAGTTTACACAGGCTATTTCTATATGCTATCATAATATATAATAAGGTGGGGAGCAGTTGGCTCTCCACCTTATTATATTATAGGATTCCTTGATAGTTCTTGATATACTCATTCGCCTTCTGTATATCCTTAGGCGTATAGATGTCTGTGATGAGGATTGATGAATGTCTCGCCTGGTCTCTGACCGACAAGACGTCGGCATTGGCCCGCAGCATATTGGTGATGCCTGTGTCCTTCAAGCTATAGAATTTGAAGCGAGGTGAGAGTTTCAGTTCCTTTCTCAGGACACGAGTCCAGTAGTCTCTGAACATTTTCTCGTTCTTTCTTTCAGGTCCTGGACAGAACCCGTCAGAGAAGAGATAGTCCTGCCCTGGGTGTGAGAAGATGTTGAGTTCCACCATCAGCTTAATGACGTGAGTCGGCAGGGTGATTACTGCATCATTTCCGTTCTTCGTGTTCTCACCATGCAGACTTATGGTCTGAGTCTTGACATGGATATCGCAGATTCTGAGATAGGACATCTCACGAGGGCGGATGAAGAGATAGTGGATGATTTCACAAGCCAGCAGATAGTGCTTGTTGTGCTCCTGTAGGTAGTCTCTGATGAGCTGCATGGTACAATCCGGTATGACATCTCTGTTTTTCTTCTGTCTGTTCTTGATGCGTCCCAGTCCTTCAGTTGGATTTTTGGGGATATAGCCGCGAGCCAGCAGGTAGGTGGAAAAACTTTTAGTCCAGGCAAGATAGTTGTTGCGGGTCAGAACTGTGTTGTTTCGGTCGATGAATATATAGTCCAGGAACTTGCTCACATTACTTTTGTCCCATTGGTAGGAGAAGTTGAGGACTATGTTTTTCTCCTTCTTCCATCTCTCCAGGATTCTGACACGACTGCTGTAGTCAACAAAAGTCTCTTCACGCATGCTACCCTCGTTGCACATTTTGATGAGATAAGCCTTATATTTCTCGAGTACATCTTCCCACTTCGTATATTCCAGTGGCTGCAGAGCCTCAATCCATGGGTTCCAGCCAGCCATGAGCTTCTCGGTGAGACGCTTCATAATCTGGTCAGCATAGACACGCTGATTACGCTTGCCCTTGATATGGTCAAGCATGATTTTCTTCTTTCTCATGCGGTTGAGTTGAGGATCAAACGCCATGAAGGAGATATAACATTCAGATTTCTGATGAAAAACTGGAGGTTTCCAGCCAATGACACTGCTAAGTACAGTGTCATTCGAATTTGGAGCATAATTTTTTTTAGCCATATCTTTAATTTTTCTCAGATACAGCTTATTATTAATAATGTATATAAAGGTGTGAAACCGACATTGTACCGACCACTTTGGTGCCGACTAAGGCGAAACCTCAGTGTTTACGGTACATCTGACGACCTTTCGTCGGGATTACTGGACTCGAACCAGCGACCTCATCGTCCCGAACGACGTGCGCTACCAACTGCGCTAAATCCCGATATCTGCTGCAAAGGTACATTAAATAATGGATAATACCAACAAAAATAGGCTTTTTTTATCTTTTTTGAAAGAAATTTCCCGAAAAATTTGCAGGAACCAGAAAAAAGTATTACCTTTGCACCCGCAAATGATAAATCGCGATTTGTGAAAGTTGGTGCCATAGCTCAGTTGGTAGAGCAAAGGACTGAAAATCCTTGTGTCCCCGGTTCGATTCCTGGTGGTACCACTTCTTTGTGAGACTGAATCTTCGTAACAGGATTCAGTCTTTTTTTTATGCCTTTTTTATAATACTCCATTTTACACTTATGAAAACGTTTGCGTATAAAAGTTCTCATAAAATGCTCTGTAGTAGAACTATTTTGGTTATATTTGCACCATAATAGTTAGCATCAAACCAAAAATTAATCTAACAGACATTCGTTAAA